AAGATGATTTCGGTGATTTAATCCTCACGATTCCTTACGAGGTATGTGAAGAACTGGGATGGGATATTGGGACAGAACTCGATTATGATATTGAAGATGGTACATTTACATTAAGGAAATCAGAGGATGAGTGAAGAAATTAAAACTGAAACTGAAGAAGCATCTGCAGAACAGATTGGACAAATCCTAACAAACGTCAATGAGTGTCTCTTAGCACTCGGGAAGCGCCTACAAGAGGTCGAAAAGTATGTTTCCGAGTTACCCACACCAGCAAAGACTTATTACAAACCAGAGGGGTATGAGGACTATCTGAACTTAAAAGAAAACTTTGATGAAATCTATAGGAGGATCAGGGAGTTAGAAAATGGGGTGTAAGAATAATATAAAGGAATTAGATGATGCATTAAATCCAGATTGTAATCCAGATAGTTGTTACCCACATGTTCCAGTAGCGGGCGAGCAGGGTGCAGTAACATTTGAATACGAGGAGTATCCACAGTCTGTTATTAGGACTGACGGTAGGTATAATATTCCTGCAAGGGAAGCTGATGCAGTCATGTACGATTCCTTTTTAACTGAATATGATCCTTTATTAGGAGCGCCGCCTGCTATTTGTGGGATGGTAACTAAATTAGATGAATGCACCCAGAATTTTTCTAGAGATAACTTTACTGAAAGTGTTTTTGCATTAGACTATGTTCCTAATGAGTTATCATTTGACTTTCAATATTCTGATACTTGGTTTTCCTATCTGTATGATACGTCTGATGAAGCAGGGCATATTGGAAAGGCAGCATATTATTTGGAAACCCGCGCGGGAACCACTACTACTGGCACACCTGCTACTGGCACACCTGGAGAACCTGGTTATGATCCTGGTACTTCAACTTCAACGAGTGAAGATGGGGTAAGATGTATTCCCTGTACAAACTTTACTTGTAGTCCTGCTAAAACTATATTGACATATACTACAAGTGAAGATTTAACGGGCGATAAAGATTGTCCACATCCAACATTATTTGCGGTTGATACTGAGTCACTCAAAGTTGCATTTAGTTATGATCAGTTTTCTAGTCAATTACCTGATGGTGCTATAGACTTTGAAATTAGTTTCGATGGTGTAACCTATGCTGATGCATGGAATGTTGCTGAAGGGACTGGTATTGCCTATACATCTGCTCAAAATCCTTGGTCTAACGCTAATGATGGTGATGCAGGATTTACTGATTTTGAAATTTTTGATATCAATGATGGTGTAAATGCAATTGATTTGAGAGTAAAATTTAGAATTGAAGCAATATATGACGATTCTGGTGCAACAACTGTATATAATGGCACCAGATGGATCCTAACAGAGATTTTAAGCAATGGAACAGGGTTCTCTGTGGGGCAAGTATTCCCGTTATCCACGCAACTTCGTCTAGCAGACAACTCTTTAGTTACCTTTACGATCAATTTGAAGGTTTCTGCGGTGGGTCCTGTGTCAGTTCTCGCTGGTGGTGACCCTGAAGACATCATGAGAGTGGGTGATACGCTTAATGGACATAGAATTAACCGCACTTTCCACACTGAAATTGGTGAATTTCCGTATCATGTAGCGTATCTTGACGGAAATGGTAATGATTTTACGAAAGATACGCAATATACCTCTAGTAGAAACCATGTTATTACCGCTGTAGCAGGTTATGGCATCCCAGATCGTGCAATTTTAGTTGGAATGTACGAATTTTTGGATAAATCGCTTCAATATCTCACGGGAGATGTCAATAAAGAAGCTCCAGACATCTTTAATACCATTTCAACTCCTCTTGCGTTCATTTCTTTGGACGAAAATGGCGGAATTACTGATGTAAATATTGATTCTGGCGTATATAGTTTCTCAAATCAGAGTTTAGAGGACTTAAATACCAATAATGAGTTGTTTGGATATGATACTGGTGTAAATATTGCAACTTCTGGTGGTACAGGGAGCGGATTAACGGTTGATATTGATGTAACCAATATAATTGGAGCAATAGACGTTGATGGAAATGATGAAGAGGCAGTAATTGATAATGACATTCACTCAATAAGAGTAAATAATCCTGGATCTGGATATACTATTGGTGATATAGTTACAATTTCTGGCGGTTCGGCGCGGATTCAAGTTCTTGAAGTCACTCATGGTGGGTCTAATTTGGATCAATTGGATGCACCACCCGATTTGGGTATTACATGTCCTAATGATAGTGGGACAGGATTACGAAATACAAGCACAGAAGACGGAAATCCAGAGTTTAAACTAGAACTCACTACTGAAAAACTCAGTTTTGAAATTGTTACAAAGGATGAGGGTGTTGATGTTGAACCAATTTCAGATGAAGGTGGTAATAATGAGCAAGCAGTTATAAAAGGAGACTTTACGGGAGGGACATTATCTGATATAGAAATTATTAAACCTGGAAAGGGATATGATGTAGTAAATAGACCACAACTAGTAATTAATAATCAATATCAAGAAATAACTAGTGAGACTGTAAATGCTGGATATAGTGCAGAAGGACTTGATAATATTAAAAGCATTGTAGAATCTATTCCTACAGGTTCTGAAGGAACTGAGTATGAAGTTAAAGTTTCTCCTCAAGATTTGCAAGCAATTGAAGATGTCTATAATAGTGTACCTCAATCCTTAACTACAGAAGAAAAGGCAGAACCCATGTTTATTAAGACGGATCCTGAGGAAGATGAGTTCTATACACGTGGTCAGCGTCTTTATACTAAAGAGCAAACAGATCCGCTGTACGACGAGCTGGTTCCAAAGTATGATACAAGTTATTTGGATCTATCAGATTTTCCTGCAGATTTCAAAAAAGCGATTACAGATACTACTGATACAATAGAAAACAATGTTGTAGAAACGATTGGTAATGTTACTCAAGACGTCTATCCTGAAGAAATTACTCTTCCCGCAACAAAAGTAGAAACCAATATTGGTAGTTTTACTAATTTGCCAACGGCAACAAATTTCACTAAATATATCATGCGCCAATATCGTCCCGATTCTAAACCAAGCGAGACACTCACAGTTACATTAAGTTGTACACCTGTTAATATTGGAACATCCCATTTTGTTTGCAATCAACCAACAAAAACACCAGATACTGATACTGGTGAGGTTACAGATGATCAGGGAAATACCACCAGAACGACTCAAGTGTATACAATGGGTACAGTTATTCAGGGTCCTGGTTGCCAACCATGGGAGGCAAGTGGTATAATTACTGTCTTGCACGATTATAGTAAAAGTGCAAGAACCGTTGGTTTAGCAGCAAAAGCATTTGGAAATCCTTTCGCAGATTAACTATGTCATTCGCAGCAGCAATATATCAGGGTTCATGTAGTGGTCATGGAGTTGGTACTACACCCGAAAAGGGTGCTGGTGAATCCGCAGTAGGAGCAACTAAACCTTCGGGTAGTGCTACTGCTTCAACCCATCACCCAGGACTCGGTGGAGGCATTTTACCAAAATGCACAATCCCAGCAAATACAGATATTAAGGTTAAACCCAAAACTGTTACCCTGATGAATGCAACCACATCATGGGCACCAACACCTCAACAGGCAGCAGAGTCGGTAGTGAGGACTGTTAGAATTAATCAATTGTCTCCTATTTTGGATCAAGATATATTAATTCCACATCCTACTACGACCATGCACGCAGTAAACTATACTGGTATTCCCAAAGGATGTCCACCAGGTTCAGTACCCAATAATGCCTGGTGGTGTACAAAGGGTACATTAGCGGGTCGTGAAGCACCTGTAGGGCACGCTCGTAAACTGTTTGCTACATGTAAGACAGTTTTCATTCTAGGGAAGCGTGCTGGTCGATTTGGAGATCCTTATGGAGATCTAAGTTTGGCATTTCCATGCACTTCTACAGTCGCAGGATCTAGTAAAAACGTTTTTATCGGAACACTTAAAGGTTAATTATGGCAAAAATGAAAAAGTCGCTTACTGGCGGCAATATGATTGAATCAACTCCTAAAAAAACTCGTCAGGGGTCTGGACAACACACAAAATATTCATCAACTAGTCGAAATAATGCTAAAAAGCGTTATCGTGGACAAGGGCGATAAATATATTTGTGTGAAGTAATGTCAGGGAGATGTCTTTAAAACCGATTGGAGGTAACAATTTTAAAAAATCAAAAAGTTTTAAAGACTTTGCGATTAATTTTGCTAAAAATCCATTTACGGACGATCTCTCTGTCGTAAGTAATGAAAACTCCATAAAGCAAGCAGTAAAAAATTTAATTTTAACTGCACCTGGAGAAAAACCGTTTCAACCCTTAGTTGGTTCATCAGTAACGGATCTTTTGTTTGAACCATTAGATGCTTTTACTGTAGATACACTTGCTGATGAAATTAAACAAACTATCAATCAATATGAACCGAGAGTAAGTCTTACAAACGTAGAAGTTACTCCAATTGAAGAAAGTAATAAAATAAATGTATCCATTGAATATCAAGTAGTTGGTTTACCCATTGTTGAAACAATAGAATTTGTTTTACAGAGACCCGAGTAATGCAACCAAATAAC